ACGAAGACCTAGTTATGTGATGTAATCGCAATCTTGATTTATAGCCCCGAAGGCGATATACTTTTGCTGTGCATAGAATTTGCAAGTGGAATTTTATTATAAATTGACTGGGAGAATCGTCTATGATTCGTCGACGCAAAATACGTTATTTCAAAAGAACTTTTAGACTGGAGATGCGTGCTCCTAACATTCACTACACGCTTCTATCGCTTCCATACTGTATTAAAGTGGTTCACTGGATAATCCACGAGAAAGACAACGATATCTTCCCTTCTTGCCCGCATGCCCATGCGGTGGAAAGAAACGCATGGAAGATGGATTTGTATACAGGTAAAATCTACAACAAGAACACACATAAAGTGGTTAGTTCCATTAAGAAAAAAAAACTAAAATCAATCTGGGCCTATCCAGGTGTTTATTCAATCGTTTTAAAGGAACGCGAAAGATACGAGGAACTTCGCGCCAAAGATCCAATCAGATATCCCCCTCTCCCAGATATACCAAAATATCTCATTCCATCCGAGAAGAACCTCTCCCAGGGGAAAGACGTTGTTGTGATTTATTCTCCCGTTGAGTCAACAAACAATTACCCACACCACAAGCGATTTCTATCAGTTCCACGCACTTCCCGTGCGTCAGCATGGAAACGTCGGCGATAATTACAAATAAGAGGACACCTGATTCTAGGTGTCCTCTTTTTATTTCACTTCGCAACCGCATCCATCAGCGCTGCCTCCTGCCGAGCAAAGGGCACTTATTCATTGCCACTCGCCGTATAGACATCGACAGCGTGCTGCTTAGTCTGAGCCGCCAGCCAGGCGCCGTTGGCATTCAACAGTTCCACTGTCCTATCAATCCAGGAAGCCAGCCACGTGTTGACGTGGATGCCGGCGGCCTCCAGCTGGGCGATGACCAGGGCCTTCTTGGCCTCGCCCATGCCGCCGCCCTGGATGGCAGCCTCGGCTCGGTTGATCAGCTCGGTGGCTCTTCAGCAGAGCGGCCAGGATCAGGCAGGCCAGAGCGAAAACGCCCATCTGAATCAGATCCATAATGTTCTCCATACTTACTTCTCCTATTCTCAAATTGCGTGAATGCCTTGGGCCCCTGTATCACAGAAAGTCGTTGTTCTCCAGCCGCTCGGCGTAGACCTTTTTGATGTGCTTACTGGTGGCCGGGGTCACGCCGTTCTGGAAGTCCTTGTGGTCGTTGCAGTACTGCTCATACTCAGCAATGTCCAACAGGACTTGGTCGAAGTGTTCCTTCGAATGCTTTCTTTTGTGGAGCACCTCATCGCCGAAACGCAGGATGCGGACACGGGCGGCCTTGGCCTCGCTCTCGTCCACCTTACCGTCCAACTTCTCCAGACGGCTCTCCATCTTGCCGACACGTTCCAGCACTTCACTGTTAATAGCCCGGCCGATCCAGCCGAACAGCCACTTCCACGGGTCGATCTTGATGGGTGCCAGCTGTACCAGCGTCATCCCGCCGAAAACGGCCAGCAGGATCTTCACAATGTAGTCCATGATCTGCTCGGCGATGGTGTCGATGATGTTCTCGGCGGCGTAGTTTGTACTGAAATTGGCGAAGCCGACACCCTGTCGGCGAATACTTCATATTTCCAGCCGCCGTAGGTCTGGTGGCGGCTGAGAATGTTGTAACCGTTGTTTGCTGCCATGGATTAAACCTCTTTTCCTGTTTTATCGTTACGCAATCAGTCCTCAACAAAGAGTACGATTCCTTTTTGGACTGCGGTAATCGTAAGCGTTCCATCGAGGACATACTTCATTCCTGGGACGACAACGAACGAACTGTCTGTTAAGTGATAGAAGATATACGGCGTATATTTCCCCCCGTACTTTATTGCACCGTAATACTTATTTAGGCCATGAGCTGCAAACAGATTCTTAGGGACAAACGCATAAGTGAATCCCGCCGTTGCCATAATGGATGAGTGGTTGATGGTGTTTAGTTGCGATAGCGTCCCCGTGTATGTAGGATCGTTATCCAGCATATAGAAGGGATTGTCGAATTTAATTGTGTTGAAATACGTTCCTGAACTATCTGAACTTGTAAAAGCCAATGTCATGCTTTCGCCCGTAATCTCAGATACTGCATCACCGAACTCTAGGGAACGAATCCCACCGACATTGTTTTTGGAAAAGTACAACTTGTAATAGAAATCTCCGAACGAAACAAGAGAAAATGACGCAGTTGTGTCTTTGCCATCTGCTCCAACAGCACCACCAAGGTAGACATAATTAGCTGATTTGCTAAAGCTGGGTGTACCACTGCTTGGAATAAATACAAAATCAAGGAGATACCAGCTGTCTCCATCGTGATTGCCAAGCATAATCAGTAAACGCGTGTTCTTGTACTGATAGGCAGCCCAATACTTCCCCGGGGTATCGCAGACCACCTTGTATAAAGTCAAATCAGGGATTCTTGCTACTATTGCGTTTGTAATCGCTTTGGCCTGAGTTCCTCCATCGGTTCCTGTCAAGTAGACGCTGAAAGTTGTAAGAGTTCCAAGCACATTTCCCATTTACGATACCTCCTCCATAGTGGCCAAATAATAAATTGTTGGGGGATTTATTACAAAAATGTTCGTCAAGGATGCCTCACTGGTCAACCCTTTGTAGAACATCGGAAACGCTGAAACGCTTCTACCGGCAGTTATGGTTCCAGCTGGGATAGCCCATCTCGGAAGGGATACACCAATGGCAATGCCAGTCTCCACGCCTGCGTTGTAGCTGTTTTTGTCATAATTACTCAGGGTGGATCACCTCCATCACGTGTCCCGAATCATCGGCAATAGTCGACACTCGACCATCACTATCAAATGTAGTTGAAAGATCCACTTGGATATTGCCGTCCAAAACGAATGTGAGTCGTCCCTTACGAAACATCGACATATCCAGTTTCGTCACTTTACGAAGCCCCGTGATGTCTGTGTAATCATTCCCCATGAACATTCCTCGTTTTACACCGTCGGTCCCCAAATTGTAGATGGAGAATAGCAACCCCAATTTCTCCAGATACCCACGCCCCCGGCCGGAGCTGGTACCATCTCCCTCGCCCCAAATCTGCCGGGGGCCGTAGTTGCCATCCTCGGCAAAGGTCTGCTTCCAGCGGTCGCCTTCCTGATACACATAAACCATTACGGGATAGGGAGATTCCGTTGTAGTCGTTGCAACCTGAGCTCCATCAATGAACGGATACCCATTGCCTCCAAGGGTAGCAGCCGAAATATCCTGCTCCCAGTACAGCAATGCGCCATCCGGTGTGCGGGCCTGCTCCGTGGAACCGTCCGTCCATGCCCTGCGCATACACTGCTCCTCGTTTGCAATGTAAAAATAGCGGTCATCGCTGGTGTCTCGCGCCAGATACTTGGGGATGCGCCGGGAGGTAGACAGGCGGTTGACCATCAGATTCGCAACATCGCCCAACGCCGCATACAGAGCTTCGGCGGAAAGCTGGCCGGAGACATTCACGTTGCCGTCCAGAAGGATCTGTCCCTCCTGCCACTCTCCGTTGCCGCCCTTCAGCCTGATCCGGGCGTAGGTCTTGCCGCCGGAGGTGGAAACACTGGTCACCTCGAGAGTGATTCCATCCACTTCGATCTGGAGCTGCGCCAGCCGCCCATCAGTGGCTTCTACCTTGGCGTTGATCTCACTTGCTGTCTTGGTAAGCTGACTCCTTGTTTCAGCCAGTTTTCGGTTTATTTCTTGTGACATTGGGCCTATTTCAGGATACTCGTCGTTTAGTTCCTGTCCACCGGGCGCGGAAATGTCCGGGAATCCCTCACCATCGTCGTCCATGGTGACAATGATAGAAGTGATGTCCCCCACTTCCACAAGGTCGCCCAGTTCTGCCGCAGGGTCTAACATGGCCTCAACTGCCTCATAGGGGTGGTATACAAAGCCTTCCAGCTTGGCCAGCAGCGCATTCACCATGGTCTGTGTGGCGTATGGGCAATCAGCCACCACCTCCACGCCATAATCGCCGCCGGCGGTCAGGACCTGCTCCGAATCCACCTTCAGGGTCACGCGGGTCACTGCCTTGCGGGCGCCGTTATCCACAAACTGCATGAGATCGAGGCCGACGGCATGTGGGGTTCCGGTGGGGATCAGCGGCACCAGGTACAGCTTCCCCTCCGGAGTGATGACCCAGTTACCACAATTTGCGGTGCCGACGAAGCACAGGCAGTTTCGGATCGTGTAGTCGTTGGTCGGATAGTCGATGGTATACTCAGCGTTCAGCACTGTTCGTGGATCCAGCTCCACATCCATAATGCGGCAGAACTCAGCCACCGCATCCGGCATGGTCATAGGGAATTCCAGTGACTGGTCGGGCACCCAAACCGTTCCAGCCTTGCGCATGGAGTCGTAGGCCTCTACGGTCCACTTCCCATCATCCAGTGCCCGGCGGCTTGCAAAAAACACACCGGCGGGCATCCAGTCTGATACGGTCTGTCCATCCCCGCTGGCCAGGCGCATCATGCGCTCGATCTTGGCACCGCTGGGGATGCTCTCTGCATAAATCGACAGATTCAGCTGAGCAATGGTGGCATTGCCGATACCAAAGGATTCAAACAGAGTCTTGTGTACCTCGTGCTCTTCCTCATCGGCTTCGGTATGCTCCACCCCATTGATGATGAACTTATACTCAACGTTGGTATGCTTAGCCGCGACCAGCCGCTTCCAAACGTCACTCGTTTCTCTCATAGTCCATCACCTCAGATCTCGATCAGCGAGAAGGTGGCGCCGCCCCAACGGTCAGTACCGGTGGCGTCAAACCCTTCCATATCCACGGAAAACGAACTGCAGTAGAATTCACCGGAGCGCTCACCGTGCAGATCGAGGTAATCGACCTGCACGGTCTCCAGACCCAGATCATCGTCAAGCTGTGCCAGCTCCTGCCGGGTCATGTCGAACACCCGATAGGTCAGTTTCCGCTTGGTCGTAATTTTTTTACGGCGCATTTTGCCGTCTTTAGTTCGCCCGGTTTTCTCGCTGTCAAGGTCATTGCGGCTCCAGCCATACCCCTTGAACTCAACGCACTTGGAATAGTCATGGCCATTGATTTTCAAAAATTCCATTGGCTATCCCTCCTCAGTAGATCAGCACGGACTTGCCGGCGCGCTGGGTCATATTGTTGATGTGTCGGACCTGATTGCGGGACACCTTCTCGCCATCGAGGTAGATGTCCTTGCCTTCCCGGATGGCCTCCAGAATGGCCTGCAGCAGCTCGATGCTCATTCCCGTCTCCTCCCGCACGATCTTGCGGATGAGACTCTCGGGGGCTTCGATATTGGTACCGCTGCGCTGGTCGCCAAGAACCGCCAGGAACTCCCGGTTAGGAGGGATCACCGCACCGGTAGCCAGCTGAGGGATCTTCCATTCCTTGATGTTGGGCAACTTGGGGCAAAAAGATTTTCCTCCAACACCGGGCACCCACTCAGGGACCGTAAAACCAATGGAATTGATTTTACTCACCAGCCAATTCAGCCCCTTGATAATGGCATTGACCAGACTACCCACAAGAGTAAGAACAGTATTCACCGCACCCTTCGCCATTGTCTTGGCCCCATCCAGAATCTTGTTCATATCCCCGGATATCAGCCCATCAACAAAGGTGACAAAACCGTTAAAAATCTGCTTCAGATTCTCGATGAGCTGCCCGCCGTTCCCGGTCAGAACGGCAATCGCTGTAAGGATACTGCCAATCGCCGCTATCAGCAGCGGGATCCAGCTGCCCGTCAGCACGCCGATTCCAAGGCCGGCAGTCAGCATCCCGGCTATGGTCAGAAACAGATTCTCCAGCGTCCATCCCTGCTCCAGCACATCTTTGATTCCTACCACCATCATGGCAAAGCCGGAGATGACCAACGCGATGCCGCCGGCCGTAGCTCCCAAAACCGCATACAGGCCCGCTACAAGCAGGAAGGTGCCGAACAGCATGTCCCGAATGTTATCCCAGGAAACGCCATTGTTCCAGGCATCCATGGCGCCCTTGACCAGAGTAACACCACCGTGGATGGCCATCAGCATTCCAACAAATGTCCCTACCGTACCCGTAAGGGTTTCAGATAGTTTCCAGGTCAGAAGGGCGGCTCCGATAATCTTGGCTAGATTAAGTATCCGATTCATGTCTGTCTCTAAGTCAGCTGTTTCAAAGCTGAAGTCCGGTGCGCCGACGCCAACAGAAGAAGCCCCGGTAGAACCGTCGCCGCTGGACAGGGTATTGACCTCATCAAAGGCAGCCAACGACTGCCCCGCCTTTTTTGCAGCGCTTCCCGTTTCCTCAAGCGCGGCCGCTTCATCCTGAAGCGCTTCAGCTGCAGCTTTAGACTGCCCGATGGTCTTGCCGAACAGGGTGGAAAGCAGACCCGCAACCGCAGCCACAACACGCGTGAGCAAATTCACGAGCACGATAAGCGCCGGAATTATTATTTCGACCAACGGCTGCGCCAGTGTAAGCAGGGCCCCCTTCAGCCGCGCCATTGCCGCGGAGGCCTCGTCATTGGTCTTTATTACCTTCCCCATCCACTCGCGGAATTTCGCCAATGTCTGGGTGATCAGCGTAAATACCAGTGCGCTCCGGACAACCTCTTTCAAACGGAGCGCAAATCGGGTTGCACTCTTATTTGCCCGAACCATGGCGTTTGCCATGCGCTCACTGCTCGGGCCGGTCTTTGCCAACTGAGCGGCTATCTCGCCGGCCTCCGTCTTGTTCTTCTCCATCTTCAGCGTAGCCTTCTGAATGCTGGTATCATAGGCGTCTATCCGGTTTTGGATTTTATTCCACTGGTGCTGAAGTGAAGATACAGTCTCCCGCTGGTCGGCCAGCTGCTCTTTCGAGAACATCCCCCTCGCGGCGCTCTGCATCTCGAACAGCTTTGCCTTCGCCAGATCCAACTCTACCTGCAGCTGCTTGGACTGCTCCACGAGCGGCATCCGCATCTTCCGGTCGTTATCAATCTGGTCCTCCAGACTTTGGATTTTCTTCTTCAGCCCCGCCAACTGCTTCTCCAAAGCCTTATTATCCAATTCGGTGCTAAATGTAATTGCCGCATCAGACACTTTAACCACCTACCCACTTTTTCAACAGTGCATTCTCGGCATCGGTATAATTCGTATGGAAATCAACCATGTGCCGATTCTCTCTGTAGAATTTCTGTTCTTCTTTATCCAGCGGTTTTCCTCTGGCTTTTTTGTCACGGATGCGCACGATCTGCGCAAACAGGCAGTCTCCGATCTCATAGTAGGCCGAGATAAACGACCACCAGTGGTAATACTCCACAGCCCGAATCTCCTGACCTACGACCCGGTTGATAGGCGCCACAATATAGCGGAAGTCCTGCTCCCAGTCCATCAGCTTGGGGGCAGGCCTGTTCTGCTGTTCGTCACCGCAATTGATAAACCAAAAGCAGCGCTCAATGGCCTTATGGTAATGCTCCTGCGGCATTTCAGCGAAGGCGGGATAGAAAATTGCAAGGACCACGAATGCCTTATCCTCGTCACTCAGTTCTGAATCAGAAAGGGCGGCGCAAATATCCAGCGCCGCCCTGTAATCCGATCTGATTTCATACTCTGTTCCGCAGACCATAAGGCGCGTCGGCAGTTCGTACATCATCGGTGATATTTTGCCAGATACTTGGAGATTCTGGGATTTGTAGCCTTCTGTTCCTCAGCGAATGTGGTGTCCACCTTATCCATCACCGCCAGCAGGAAATTGCACCAGATGGGAAGGCCGTCAGCCAGAGCGTAAGCATTCAGCGTGCCGAAGATGGCATCACTGACCGAGCCCTCAAAGATGGCATCGATCAGACTGCGCATTTCCTTATCTCTGCGCTGGGTGCACTCGAAGATCTCTTTCGCATCAGTCAGCGCGGACGCCTCCTGTTTATAGGCTTCCTGCTTCTTATCCAGCTCTTCAAAAGTCCGAAAAAGCCGCTCCACGAAATTGCTGTCCGTGGGGTTAAAGGTCACCTCAGCGGTATCATTAACCGTAAAGGTGACAAGGCCGGTCGCAAAGTTCAGAGTATTCATTCAGTCCTCCTTATGCTGCGGTGAAGGTTACGGCGCCGCCAGTCACCTTAGCGGTACCGATGGAACGCTTACCTCCGAAGGTCACATCGATAGGCATACCGATATTGCCGGATCCACCCAGGCCAGTAGGCTTGACCATAGAGTTGGGATAGCGCTCTGCGAAGACGCCATTATCGGCGTCACCGGCGTAGGTATGGACCACCAGCAGATCCTGATTGGCCAGAGCCGCAGCGTTCTGCTCACGGACGGCCAGATTCCAGATCTTGACCTGAGCAGCATCGCCGGCATCCAGCTCACAGGGATCAAAGGTCTGCTTAATGATGGGAACCTGCATGGTGGAGTGAGTATCGCCAAGAATGTCCTTCTTGGACTCCTCCTGCCAGTCATACTCCATGCTGGAATCCTCGACTCGCTTACCGATCGCGTTCCAGACAGGCGCCTCAGAGGAGCCGGTGTTCAGATACAGGATCATAAGCTTGCGCTCTACGACCGCACCGGCAGCGGTGTTAAAAGTCAAATCAGCCACTTATTTTCCACCTCGATTTTCTTCTTAAATCTCACGGACAGCTGCACCATATAGGTGGCCAAGCCTTCCTCCGTGGCTTCATAAAGCACACCGTTCTGGGCCATTACCCGTTCAGAGTGAGGGAAGTCTCCAAATACAGGTGCATTGCCGGAAAGGCTCTGCAGCTGTACCCACTCCTGGAAGTCCATGATCCAGTCGGCGTTCTCTGTTGCCCCCACATCATCGAGAGGGTCTTTGGGGAAAACATAATACAAACCAAAGTTGTACTGGTTTTCTACTGTGATGCTGCCGCATATATCGCTGCGGCGTTCGATCTCCACAAGACCGGACGGAAACACTCCTCCGTTGGCAGGCACCTGATCGGTGTAGTCTACCCGGAATTTGTCCAGGATGTCGAACCCCTCGTAAGTGGCCAACCAACTCCGAATTTTCTCTAAGGGTGTCATTTGATACCAGCCTTTCGATCGACATACCTCTGCAGATCAGCCTGCATGGCAGGCATCTCCGCGGCCTTCAGGGCTCGGTCCCAGTAAGGGCCCGCCTGAGGATTCTTGGTTTTCGTGTAGGTGATAGGGCGGTTGCTCAAAACCTTCGGGCGGCCTTTCCAGCTTTTCCACTGGCCGTCGGCATCCCGGAAGCCTGCAGCTCCGGTCACTGGGTCAACCATGAGCTTCCCGTGATAGAGGAAACGACCGTACGGTACATCCAGACGGATAATCGGATCATTGATATCCGTCTGGATGATCATCATTTTGATGGTCGCGCCGGTGCGGTACGGCATGTACTTCTGGATCCGACGCAGCACATTCTGCGTATGGAAGCGCTGCACATCTCCACCAACAGTCAGACCTTTGGCTTTCAGAATCTGATTCACCGGCTTCATATCAACGGTGATTTTGCCGGTTACTTTCATCCGCCTGCCTCGGTGTGGACAACACAGCTCCCCCAATACTTCGGGTCTACATACTTGACTACGACGAGGCCGGTCACCTTCGAGGGGATGAGGTTGCTCCATCCCTCTCGATCGGATACTTCAGGGCCTTCGCCCATCATTACTTTATCTCCGACAGCTACCGGGATGTCAGAACCGGGGATGACCAGCAGGAAGGAGTTAACCTCCCTGCTACCGGTCTTATCCACATTCTGAGCCTTCTTGTAGTCCAGGAATGCGCCCTTTTTGATGACCTTGCGGGCATAAGTATCCTCACCGTCCCAGTGATAGACCGTCACGGTCTGATTACACATCCCGTAATTTACCGGGTTCTTGGATGGGAGCGAGAAGTACATCAACCCACCCCCCGGTAGATATCAAGATATCGGCTGGCACACCGGAAAAGCTCTTTCTCAAGCGCTTTATCCGAAATATCCACTCCACTGGAGTTCCCATAACTGACGGACACGCTACCGATGGAAGCCGCAGACACACGATTTACCGTAGCCTCTTTGGCTGCATCGTGGATCATCATAGCTTCGATCATGGCACAGAGCGCAGCAGTCTCAGGCGTTATTCCACAGGCACCCGACTCGACTTCCGACTCGCCTTTAGGGTTAGATACCGTGTATATTCGCTCATACTGCTCCAACTTCGCGATCGCCTTTTTACTGTACAGCTCCAACAAAGTCCTTTTTTCACTGTCGCGCTCTTCATCGTCGTCATAAACGCGCCCCTCAGTAAAAGGAAATCCACCGCCATACCCGATTACATAGGCCTCATAGCTGACGATATGCTTCATGGGCGGCCCCCTTTACTTTCTGGGTGCGCTCAGCTCCTCCAGCTTCGCAGTCAGCTTAGCGACCTGTGCCTTCAGAGCCTCGTTCTCCTTCTTCAGGTCGGCATTTTCCTTCTTCATGTCGTTCTCTGCCTTTGCCTCGGCGGTGAGGATGGGTTTTCCGGTCTTCTCATCCACCTCGACAAAGCCGGCCTTCAGCATAGCCTCGGCGCGGACATCGTCCACGCGCAGCTGCTTATTACCCTTCTGGATCAGTTTCATTGCTTCCCCCTCCTTAGGCGCTGACGCTGAACTTAATGGCATTCTTGCGCTTGTTCAGGATGAAGACGTCGTCGTAGCTCTCCTCGAAGTACACATACTTGCCCTCGGAGCCGGCACTGGGAGCGTCCAGCTGAGCAAAAGCGTACTTCTCGGGGGTGATGACGGCAGAGGGATGGACCAGCAGCATGTTGATCTGCTTGGCACCGGAACCGGCCTTGTAACCCTCAGTGAAGTCATAGACAGTCTTCATCAGCGCGGAGGGTACCTTCTCGATGGTGACCTCGTCCAGGCTCTTGATGGCGCGCTGGATGTTGGCGTCACCGTTCTGCAGGAAGCGGTTGTTGTCCTTGGCCTGCTTCAGCATGGTGTTGATGGCGGGAGTAACATACAGATAGCGACCGGAACCAGGCACATTGGCCTCGTCCATGGCCTCCATCCAGGCATCGAAACGCTGCAGAATGTTCTCCACGGTCAGAGCCTCGGTATCGGCGGCGCCGCCGGCAGCGGCCCAGTCGGTATAGACCTTGGAAACCAGATAGGCGTCCATCTCGGGGAACTTCTGCTCCTCGTTCATCACGCGGGTGATGTTCTGGATGCTTGCCACCTGATTGGTCTCATCGATGTCCATGGGGTGGACCAGAGTGGACCACTTGCGGTGGTTCTGCAGGGTCTTGGGCTCCCAGGCATTGTCGAAGTTGCGGGAGGCAGTACCGATGGTGTCGCGGCTGCCATCAACGCGGCCGGTGGTGCTCAGGGAGGGGATCAGAATGGTCTGAGCGCCGTCCCACTTATAGCGGCTGTCGTTCTCGGTGGAACGCAGTGCGGCGAAGTGAAGTACATAGGGGTAGGCCTGAGTCAGCGCCTGCTGGTAAGCCTGTGCATAGTTCAAGGCATTAGGCATAATGCATTCTCCTTTTCATCATCAGTTATTGTTGGTGGGTTTGGAACGAACGCCGGTGAAACCGAAATTGAAGGGGTTGGCACCGCCGTTTCCAGCCCCTCCGGTTCCTGTACCGCCGGCATAAGGGGGAGGCACTCCCTGATCATCACCGAACAGGTAGCCGCTCTCCTTCTGGAGGGCCTCCAGAGCGGTCTTGATGTCGTTGGCCTGATTCTTGCTTGCCTTCAGAGTTTCCAGATCCAGCAGGGCGCGGATGGCCTTGTCGCTCTTGCCCTTGGCTGCGAGGATCGCGTCCTTCAGAACGCCGTCAAACTCCATGTCGGCCAGCTTCGCCTCGTGGTCCTTAACGGCCTGATTGTACTTGTCCTCCCAGTCCTTGGCGGACTTGCGAATGCCATCGATGTCCTGGCCCTCGAAGCCCTTGATGGTCTCTTGGGCGGTGGACAGCTGCTGCTTGATGGTGTCGTAGTCGGCAAAAGGTTTCTTTGCCGCTTCGATGTCCCGACCATTCTCTGCCATGATGGCATCAATAATCTCGGCGGTCAGCGCCTGATCACCGACCTTGAAGTTCTGCAGGAATTCACGCTTCATGTTGATACCTCCGGCTGCTACGCGTTTTTAACGAGGGTGGCGATCCCCGTGCAGCTGGCCTGTTTTACGCCGGGCCTAGGCGAAATATGGTTGCGGAGGACGGATTCGAACCGCCGACCTCTGGGTTATGAGCCCAGTGAGCTACCGCTGCTCTACCCCGCTATATAAAAACAAAAGGAGCCAACTGTCCGGAATATCCGAACAGTCAGCTCCACTTAGCTCTTCTCACCCACCACTTAGGGCGAGGCTATATTAAATTTTCACATTTTCCCGTTTTATGTGGACGACTTTCACGCCGTCCCGGGTAGGAATCAATTCCACACGGTCGCCTTTGGCAAGAATGGCCTCGATGGCTTTGATCGTCTTGTCAGTCATTGACATCACCAACAAAAGATATCTTCTCTATCTCATGCAGGTAGAGAACAGTGTCCTGCACCTCAAGACTGGGTTCATTGATACCCTCTTCCTCTACGTTGCAGACACTGGAATAGGCCCAGCACATACCGGTATAAACATTTCCGTTTACGCTAGTCACCTCTACGGGGCGTCTGGCATCCATGAACTCATATAGTTCTTTTTCTGTATAGCTCATCTTTTAGCCTTCTCCCCCTTTCTGCTCGGATAGTCGGGCACGATATGAAACCCGTCTTTGCTGTACCGAATCGTAAATGTGGTCGTAGCAGCCTCCACCCCGGTCAGGTTGTTGACCGCTACGCCTATCTCCTCGGGATGGATCGTGATCCTCTCGATGCTGCGCCATCGACCGTCATCGCTTTTCAGTAATATTCCGGTACCGTGATATTTCGACACCAGATTACTGATAGCCGCTTCGTCAATCGTAAGACGCGAGGGGCCATACTGCCCCTGCTTGGCAAATTTCGCAACATACTGCTTGTATTCATTGGTACCAGGAACATGCTTGTTCTGGCGCCCAACATGCAGTTTCAACGGATAGCGTTCGCTCCCAATTTGTTCGCGTACGGGTTTATCCCGTAGCCATGCGGTGACATTTTCCTTGGTACTACCAATATCATACATGGAATTGGCAAGGTTTTCAACCCTCTTGTACTCAGCTGTCGCCCTCGCCGCTTCCTTATGTCCAAAGCCAGCAACATGGAACCGCTCATCTTCCGTCCGAAGTCCTGCAGCCTTGGAAAACCGGCTGTATTCCTGCCTCAGAAGCTCCAGACGCGTCTGCTTTGCTGGCAGTCTCTCGGTATCCCCTGCCGCTTCGGCTGTCAATACACGCCGCTTCTGCTTGCGGATTGCTCGTTCCAGCTTGCGCTGCATCTGTGTGGCTTCGTAGCCTGTGTAATGCTTACCGTCAATGGTGACCCCCTTCTCATTGTCGGCTCGGAGCTGTTCCAGCTGCTCCGGTGTATACTGAGGCTCGTTCACACCCAGGATAACAGGGAAGGCAGCGTGGCCACAGTTCAGAGTGCCGATCCGGCGGACAAGAGAGTTATTCAATGCCGTATACTCGGCGTCTGTATACTGTCTGCCCTGGATCGGCTCGTGGTCCGGTGCGCTGTTGGCGTGTGCGGAAATCTCCCATCCATCACACCCGAGCGCATCGTGGTTACTCTGGCTGATCTGCTCCTGCATCAGACCCAGTCCCCCCATCATATTCCGGCGGACAGCGGCCTCCAGCGAAGTGTGGACACCCGACTGATAGTCAATGGTTAACACCCCGCGCTCGGCCAGATTCTTGGTGGCTCGCCGGACGGCGGTGTTGTAGTCGGCCGCACCGGTGATGATCTGCTTGAAGGCAAAGTCTGTACAGCTCCGGTAGGCATCCTGCAGGGGCAAGGCAATACCGTGCGGGTCAATCATGCCCAACGTCTGGGTCAGGTTGGTGAAGTCATCCAGCGCCAATTTAACGGCCGCTTCAACCACCTTCTGCAGACTCGCGTTCTGGTCGAATGGCAGTGCCTGTACATATGGCAGTCGCTTGATGTCGAAGTCATATCCAACCTCAGCGGCCTGAGTGAGCATCTGCCGCAGTTCGCGGTGTGAGACTTTCAGAATCTTCCTGAGTTGCTTCTTCAGTTCCCGCTGACTTACCCCCAACTGCTGGGTGCGCCACACCTGGTATGCCGCTGTACTGGTTAACTGCCCTGCTTCAGCAATGCGCCGGGCGATGTCCTTGATCAGGAATTCCGTGACCGGTTCTGCGAGTTTCTGTGCCTGGTCTCCAAATACGGTGATCTGCTCGGGAGTGAGCATTACTCATCACCGCCCTCCGTCATGCTTTCAATCACGGGCATATACTTATCCCGGATTTTCTTCAGATCGGCCTCGGTATCGGTGGGCATTCCAAAACGCCAGCCGACAGCGATTTCAGGCTTCAGCAGGCCACGGGACACCATGTCCAGATATCCGGCCCAAGTCTTATCTTCATCGAACAGGACACCATTGCCCCAGTCGATGATAACCGTGTCGTCTGCCACCTCATGTGCGCCGGGAACGCGATACAGCTTACCCAGAATGCCGCACAGCTGTACGGCCTCTCTTACCGCCTGATCCCAAACAGACTGCAGGTCTGTGATGGTCAGGTTGTAATCGCCCTCGCTGGATGTGATCTCCTTGGCGGTACGCTCCTGCGCCTCCACCTCAGAGAGCAGACCGTGCTTGATACCGATGATATTCTCCACATTGCGCAGATACTCACGCTTGCGGTTCAGGAAGGACTCGTCCCGGATCGTAGGGCTGAAGATGGTAATACCAACATCCTCGGGAGCATCGTCTAGCGCCACAAAGACATCGTCTGCAATGGATCGCCTTCCGCTCTTGTCCCGTTTCATCAGATCTGCAGAAGCAAACACGCGGCTGCGGCTCAGTTCAAACTCCCGGTTTATCTGGGCCTCGTTGCGGTCGATGTTATGGATCAGGCCGACAGCTGCAGCATAGACAGATACACCGTCTGTGCTGCCGTCCACAACATTCTCAATGGGCACCTGCATATGCACCATACCCAGACCACCAAGGGCAGGATATGTATACTCGTTAGGCAACTGTTCGTACTTGGCCAGCGTACTCAGAGGAACCTGGCGGCCCAGCTGACCGTCCATCTCGCTCCGGTACAGTTTGTTGCGGATGGTCAGCCGACCATCCGCCTCCAGCGTGCGACGTTCCAGCAGCGTATAATAGCTCTTATCCATGGTAGTGCGCTCAATGGTCCCCACGTCTGTGGGAAAACCCTGCGCATCCCGGCCAAAGACCATCATGTTGTCTCTCCGGACCACACCGAAGGATACACCGCCAGACACAAAGACCGGCTTCAGGAATGCCTCACCGCCAACCAGCGTCAGCTGCAGGGCCTTGTTCTTCCGTGCACTCAGGGCCTCCAGGACAGTCTGTGCAAACTCATCCTTGCTGGATGCCTGATATTCACCGAAGCAGGTCTTGGTCAGCTTATTGACCACTGTGTAGGCGATTCGCTGGCAGGGATCGCTGTCCTTGGTCGGGGCCTGCTCATAGTAGAGCCGGAACCACTCATCGATAGCGAGGCGCATCTCCTGCGAGGTGATGTCCTTGGCCTGAAATGCCTCCTCCAGACTGTATGCATTTGTCAGCGCAGTAAAAATGCTCATTTGTTTACCTCGTTGTGGATGGTGATCCTTCGCTGCGACCGGACGCCGCGCTCCAAGCCATCAATATATGCCTCCTGCTCCCTGAGCTTCATCTTCAGCTCGGAAATCTCCTTCCTCAGGGATGCGTTCTCCTGATAGACCGTCTCTTTGGCCCATGCCGGCAGAAAGCGCTCAATGAGCCAGGTCTTTATCTTACGAATCATGCTCGGTTTCCCCTCCTGTTGAACACCGGCTCATACGCATATCGCAGTGCCGATATGGCGTGGTCGTCCCCATCCGGGTAACCGCTGACCACGTTTCCCTCATTATCCCGTTCGTACTCATACGCAACGATCTCAGCATATGCGTTTGGCGTCCGTTTCGGGTCAATGACCAGTGTCCTGGACTGTAGCCACTTGAAGCCGTACTCCACAGAGCCCGGTCCCTTTTTGGCTCCACGTGCTGGAAGGTTCATATCCCGGTAGTCGCCAACAGACTTTGGCTCTGCACTGTCGCAGATAATGTCGAAGTCGTCATACTTCTTATCCAGGATCCACTGTCCGGTCTTCGAGTTCTTCCACTTCGTGACATACAACTCGTCGATCAGGTAGATCTTCTCGTGTGCTGCGTCATAGTGCGTTCTCAGGAATGCGTAGGAATCCGGATACCATCCGAAGTCTACGCCCTGATGGATCCTGTCCATGCTGGAAATCTCGTCATCGGTAATATCCCTAATCTCCAGAAACTCAAATACGTTTCCGCCGTCACCGTTGGCCTCGCCCATATACTCGTGGGCATACGCCGCCGGGTTTACTTCCTTCAGATGCTCAGCATCTTCCAGAAACTTTTTTCCGAGCCATTCTGGAGGGGCATCCAGATAGTTCGAGTGGTGAATAACCCTGTTTGGGTTTGGAACCAACTTGGCCTTATTGACCCACGCACTCTTGCTCTTGGGCGGGTTATAGCTGGAAAAGTCGTAGGATATATCGCCACCACGGAGAACAGACTGATTCACCGAGCGCTCCTCGGCTTCGCCCTTCATCTGGTCTTTCTCTTCCTTCCAGAGGATCCCGATATAACCAAACTCCGGCTTGATAGACTTTAGCTTGGTTTCGTCATCCAATCCACGGAAGTAGATGGTCTGGCCTGTCTCCTTGTACTTGATCTCCAAGGGTGACACCTTGAATTCAAATTCATCGGACAGTTCAAGTATGTTGATTGCCCATTTCATCTGAGCATAGACCGAATCCTTGAGCGTCGCGGCGACCTGTCTGGTAATACAGGCATGGAGCTGAGGGTTGTTCTTGATCAGCTCCACAATCTTCAGCGCCCAGAAGGAAGACTTCAAACTTCCGCGGCCACCCTCCAGCACATAAGCGATGTTCGGCTCTATATGGCGATTCAGATCCACGAACGCCTTGCCGAGCACGCGTGCTGGCAGTTCATAGGGCCGCTCATCCTTCGATGCATCATCTTCCGAACCGATGATGTCGGCAAGGACCTTGGCCGCCTTGGCGTCACCCATGACCGCCTGCTTAGATAAGCCGACCACAAGAGCCATCTGATTATCGATATCGTCAGGCTCTACACCTTCCGCAGACAGTGCATTCCACAGCTTCGTATCGGCAACAGGCAGAGACAGATAGAGGTCAGCAGCTTCTTTCAGTCCACGTTTTCGGCGACGTGACACACCAGATGCGCGACCACCTTTAGCCCCTGCTTCTCGCGCTTCGTTCCCGCTTTGAAACTGATACGGAACAAGGTTTTTTTCATTTGGCATGTCACCACCTCTCTCGAATTTCATTTGGAGCGAAATACCGGACTCGAACCGGCACGATCAGCTTGGAAGGCTGAGATGCTACCGTTACATCAATCTCGCATAAGAACAGCCCCCCTATGAAAGCAGCCGCTTCCGATAGGTAGCTGTTTCAGTGTCTGCATTTGGTACCGGTGCGCTCCGGCACTCATCTGTGCAGATGGTCAGCGTGGTCCGTTATCCAGTGACGGCATGGCCCGGCTATACGGGCGGAGTGCGCAAACTCCGGCGTGGTGGACCTTCTCGGAATCGAACCGAGGACCATCCGGTTATGAGCCGGACGCTCTAACCAACTGAGCAAAAGGTCCGTGTTGGTACAGCATATATCCCCAACCAGAATTGCACTGGAGCCGCTGGTCCCGGTCAGACTTTTACGGGGCGTCCGATATTTATTTCGAAAGGAGGCTGTCAAAAACGGAAATCTGGAGCCGATAGAGGGATTCGAACCCGTCGACCTGATGATTACAAATCACCCGCTCTTCCAGGCTGAGCTATACCGGCAAATAGTTCCTCTCATATATGGCGGGCAATGCCAAAAATTCGCACATAAGTGTGCAAGAAAATCAATCGTACATGCTCTTCAGGTATTCTGCCGCCCCATATCGAAGACACCGACGCAGTCTGTCCTCTCCACGATGAAGCGTGCGGTATACCGTGGATGGGTATACTCCTAACTTCTCAGCCACCTGATTGATGGTCATCTCTTCCACATAATGGAGCATCAGGACCTGCTTCTGCCGTTCTGTCAGTTCTTCCCTGATGGCTCGAATCAGATTGCGCTTGAGTCGGTCGTGTTCCACCGCGTTATCTGCAGCAATCTGGCGGAGGTATGCCGCCATCTCAGGGCTGGCTCGACGGACTCTGCCCCGTCTGGGTTTATATCTTATATCGTTCATTACTGTGATACCCCCTGTCATGGTAGTGCTCGCAGAATGCGGTTAATTCTTTGGTGTCACGGTACATAGATTCAAGGATGCGGATGCGCTGTTCAAGCTGTCGGATCTGACGTCTGTCTTCCGTTGCTTGAAGTTCTTCCTTCAACTGTCGGATCCTTTCTTCCAGCTTGCGTGCACTCTCACGGTACTCGGCTGCCATTTCTTTTAAAGTCACAGAATCAGTCCCTTGCCAGGATATGCAAAAAGGGCCGCCGCCACAATGACGACGGTCCTATACTCATGCCCAATGCAATTAAACCACAGTCTGCAAAAATCATCTCCTATATGTTGGGTCGGAGATAATTTCTTTGAAAGTTTCTATCGTGCTAAATCTCAAACCACACGCCTTGCATTCACGCCGGCGAAGCAAACTCCCATCCGGCTGCTCACGAGAATCATACACACGGCTGTCTGCCGCACACTTGGGGCACATCCGTGCCGCTTTCGAAGTATCTATATAGGCCATTCCCAGATGTGCTCCTTTTCATAGAATCGCTTTTCGATCAGCTTGTCCTGCTCGAGGTATCAGACCTCAGCATATCGCAGCTCACGGGGCGCATAATACTCACCGCAAACATGGGCCAGTTCTTCTTCAAACTTCGCAATGGAATATTCTTTGTCTTCAGTATCCTTTTCCACCATGTCGGCCACTTCAGCCTGCAGCTTCTCCATTTCTATTTTGAACTTCAAGTTCATCTTTGGTCCGAAGTGATATGCCCGGCCAAGCGCCATCATTGCCATATCCATCATTTCCTGACGAGTAACCATGCGGCAAAGTCTCAGATCCAACTCGTGCTCCAGATGAATTTTGTCTAACAAAGGGTTTCTTTTCATACTTCACCCTCACCGGCCGGTGCTACCGAACCCGCCGGTGCCACGCTCGGTGGCCTCCAACTCATCAACCACAATCAGATCCGGTTTGAGCACGGGGACAAACAGAATCTGAGAAATCTTGTCGCCGGCCTTCACCTCGTAATCCTTGTCGCCATCGTTGTAGAGCTTGACCACGATGGCGCCGGTGTAACCGGGGTCGATCACGCCCTCGCCAGTCAGATCGTGCTTGACATTCAGGCCGCTCTTGCTCTTTAGGAGGCCTGCCACAAGAGGGTCGATTGCGATATGTACGCCGGTGTCAAAAACGGCGCTGCCGCGGGCGGGGATGATTTTGTCCTCTCTGGAGTACAGGTCATAGCCTGCATCCCACAGATGGGCGCTGGTAGGCTTCTTAGCTCCGGGATCCAGTTTAATTTTCATGGTTTCCTCCTTGATAGTATGTCTGTTCGCATCTCGAATCGTAATGCAAGTCAGCAGCACGATTGCTATGACGCAAACACCTGCACAAAAATAGTTAAACATCATCGTCGTCCCTCCCGTTGGCGGACAGAAGAGCGCAGGTGATAAAGCCGATGAAGGCGCCAATCTGTAGGCCGAGAAAGAACTTCAGCATATCAGTCACCTCCCATTCTTGCCAAGCAGACGGGACACCCTTTCCACTGAGGACTCCCAAGCGTCTTACACTCAGAACAGTGGCATAGCTTGTCATTCCCTACAACCCACCGCCCATGCTTCACTTCCACCACATCGAAGGCGGGGCAATCCATAACGGCATCACCGACTTGAAACAGGACAGTCAATTCTCGCCCCATTCCGTTTGTTTCGGCATAGTTAATCATTCGTGCTATTTTTGCAAGCATCTTGTCCCGCTCGATATACTCAGCCATCGCCGCCACCCGCCCTTTCCAATGCGCTGATCGCCACAGCTACCGCTTCCGAATAGGACGAAGTATTGTCATAAGTGCCCTTGTACCATTCCGCATACAGATTCACAAGCAGGATTTTTGCTTCCTCATTAGTCATCATCCTCACCCCTCTCCTCAAACCTACACACGCCGGGGTAGCCCGCAACGGGGCAGTAATCGGCGCACATGGGGCAATCAGCATTGACGCAGAACTCGTCATGCATCCATTTACAGTCATCCATCCACGTCACCCGCCCTTCTGTTCCATGCGGTTGTCAGTCGCAGTGCCGCATGTTCGTCGGTGTCTCCATTGTTGTAACTGTGTCTATGAAACCCGCAGTGCGGCGTTGTGCAGGTAATAATTGATTTGAAGCCCTCTTTGATAACAATGATTTCGGCTTCCCCACCGCAGAAGGGACAGGTTTTCAGTTTAGACATTGCTGCTCACCTCTCCATGTTGATTGGAGTCCCCACGGTACCAACGCTGCCGTTGCTGTCCGTAGCCTGGAAAAACTCACCGGGCATGGGATACATGTATCGGAACATCAGGTAGTTGGCGGCGTCAACCAGATGCTCCAGATTGTGATCCTTCTTGAACGCATCCAGGCAACGCTCTGCCGTCGCCAGTGCGTCCACTCGCCCTTCTCCGAAATTGTTCTTTGCCGGTCCGTACTTAAAGTGAGAAATCTTCACTCTGTACTTTCGCTCGTTGTCAAACTGGTCACTGTAATCGACCATTTCCCTCACCCCTTCGTCATTATGTAGACGGCTGAGTCAGCATCGTTTTCAGCCTTTTTCGCTTTACGTTCTTCCTGCGCCCTTACGGCGTGGTCATCCTTCGCGCTCAGATAGTCAGGACAATGCGCATGGCAATGGACAGATCTCTTGGGCGGCCTGCAGTCTTTGCACACATCAGGGAAGAGAATCACTATGCCCCTCCTTCTCAGTGTTCTGCTGCAAGCGATTCAAAATGGTGGAGACAGATTCAATGCGCTGGAGGAGAACTGCGTTGCATTGCTCCTCCCGGATAAAAGCGGCTAGTTCTTCGTCGTTCTTCGAACGGATCCTGTCCGCGTTGGTATAGGCCTGCTCTTTCATCCTGCGCAGGATCTCGGCAGCAGTGTTTACTCCAACACTTTTAATCCGCATCAGATCCTCGCTGGTCATGCCGTTGAGCTGTTCCGTGGTGTTGATCCCAGCGCGTTTCAGACAGTGGTAGGCCCGCAGGGACAGATTTAATTCTTCAATCTTCATGGTATTCCTCCATATCAGGCTTGCGGCGGTAAGCCTGCCAAACTTTGTCATATGCCTCCAATTCGCGCTCTTGGTACTCGCATGTGTGCCATATTCTCCAATGACCAGGACATACATCTTGTGGGCTGCAGAAAGTAATCCACACCGGCTCTCCGTCCATCTGTCGAAGTTCATCCAGTGTCAGGGGCTTGGGTTCTCACGCTCCAACTTCTCCCGTAGTGCAATCACCGACAGTCGCACGGCCTCCAGAGCTTCCGGGTTCGTGTGTTCCTTGCAACCTTCGAGATACTTCAGGCAACGCTCCCGGTTCTGTAATGCTTCCATGGTGGTCATTTCTCCCCACCTCCCTGCTCCACCAGATGCCAGATGTGCTGCCGGCAGGTGCCAGCAAAGTTGGCGATGGAAATGAGCCGGTTGCTATAAGCACCATCCGGCAGGCGGCGCAGGTGCCGTTCACAGTCCGCAAACGGACAGTTTACGTTGGAGCAGTATGTGATGTCAGCCATCATCGCCACCTCCGATCAGCTCCGGGTTGTCGTGGATGTTGCCGATGACTTCAATTTTTTCGTTTTCTCTCCTTATACGGAACTGCCACACATCATCCAAACAATGAATCGGGGTTGCACAAAATTCTCCGTCAACGAACTCAATAAAGAAGAAATAATTGCGTTCCTTATCCCATTTGAAACGAACCACATCCCCCTCAAAAATCCGCTTGCCGTTCTTGTCCTGCAGGCCGGTGTACTGGCCGACGGTGTCGGAATAAACGGGGTGCTTGTCCAGGGTAGTAATTTCCAGCGTTTCGGAGTTTCCACCGTAGATAATGGAGAAATCCCCAGATCCCGGGAAGATACCACCGTACACCCAGTTTCCTGGCAGCTTCTGCCCATCTCCCACGCGAACCTTCTCACCATGGCGGCGGGTCTGGCCCCGGAAAAGAATCTCGCGCATCAAATCCTCACCCCGAATTCTTCGACTTCTTCAACGCTATCCACGCTGATCTCTTCATAGATCGCGCTCCATTCATATTCGTCCATAGCTTCCTCCGGAGAGTTAGCCTCAACATAAGCAAAGCCAGAGAAACGGACTTTATACTTTGCCATTGCGATCACCCCTCAGTCCTGTCCAGACATCTGAACAGCTTTTGCAGATCAGAAGGGATATCGCAGAACTCTTCACCATTGACGCCAACGATCAGGATAGTGCCGCAGAAAGATACACCCAGAAGATCACAGTTATATGGAAGATCTAACAGACGGCCTTCCTCGTTACACACAACGCAGGCATCGGTCGCGAAAGTAAAGGTCTCGATGTATCCGCCGACTGCGGCCTGCAGGGCTTCGAGGGTGTTCGGAATCTCCCGAAACTCCGGCATCTGACCGGGGGCTTTTTGAATAACACGCACGGCTCACACCCCCATATTGACCATTCTGGCCATGGGACACTCCGCACAGTGGATCTCCTCCAGACTGTCCTGATCAGAACATTCACGAGGCCACCGGCAATAATCGTCGCAAAACTCCTCCGCGATTTTGTGTGCTGCCGTCTCCCAGCAGGCACTATGAAACATATTGGCGGTCTTGACTGGGCCGCCACAAATCTTGCAGTTTGCCATAATTCGTCCTCCGAATTTTTATCTTTACATTATTTTTAAAAGATGGTACTTTGGTACTGTAACAATTTAGTGATTGCTTCGTTCGTAGTTGCGGTCATGTCTTTCTGGTATCCGGTTGATTTGCCTTCTCTCATTCTTGCTACAGCAGGACTTATGTTGGAATTTTTCAGCAAAGGGAGTGGTTGCATGGACAACAGGTGGTTGACGGTGGGTCAGGGGTGTTCTGGGAGGTAGCGGCTTGATGCCCCAGATATTCAGAAAGATATGAGTCCCCCGCAGCTATAGGCGTAGTAATAGGCCCCCGAGGGGTTCGATTCCCAACCTCCCACCAAAAGGACTTTCTGTTCCCGCAGAAGGTCCTTTATTTTTTTGACTCATTTGATGGCAGCATCCCGTAAATCACCTGATACAGCCTGTCCGCATTCTCCAAAGTCCGGTTCTTGGCGTAGGCACTGGCCGCGCCTTCTGCCGCCTTCATCAGATCGGCATGCCATTTACACAGCTTACGGTCTGCTGTTGCCTCTCGCCTACGTAGATCCAGCGCTGCGGCTATCTTTCCCTTTTCGGTATGACCGCCTTCACGGCTGATCAACTTCAGCCGGTACCGGCCGTACAGATGAGCCACGGCCTGCCATGCAAGCTGTTCCTCCAGGAGCAGGCCATCAGGCATCTCGTCGCCATTCATGGCGGAGCGCTCCCACGGGAAGGTCAGGTCAGCCATGTTTTACCTCCTGTCCCAGATACCACAGCAGAACGCTCACAGCTGCTTCCCAGCCCTGACAGACGCGCCACATATATCCCTGCTTGCTCAGTTGTTCACCCCACCACTTCTGATCCGCTGTCGGCACACCTGTCTCCGTCTTCATCTCGATCCAGAGACCGTGATAGCTGCCGCGGGGAGCAGGCAGGAACAGATCCGGCACGCCTCGCTTGACGCCCATGAGCTTCAGCATTCTCCCCTGCTGTGGGGTACAGTACCTCTCGTTTGGGATGTGAAAGAGCAGAGCCAGCTCCGGCCACTTCTGCCGGATAGACGGCTGCTGCGACCACTTGATGACCGCCATCTGATGCTGGTTCTCAGCCGGTCCCTTGCTGGCTGCCATTCTCGATCACCTCCACAAAGTAAACCGTCTTCTTATTCTCGTTTTTCTCTTTGCCCTGCCGGACGGTATAGCCGTTTCGGGCAAGGATCACGATGGCAGCGTCCCCGGTCTTCAGCCTTTGAAATATACAGTTTCACAGACGCACCTTCCCTTTCTTGGGCCCATTGAATACCCGATTTAGGATCTGACTGGCATCGCCCTTCGTCAGACCTTCGGTATCAAAGCCCTTACAGATTCTCTGAATCTTCTCTATCTGTGCAGGTGTTGCCGGAGCCTTGCCCCACCGCTTTACCTGCTTCAGATCCCATACATGCTGACAGTGACCGTAGTTCTGACACAGGACGGTATAAACCCAGTCGATAGCCTCCTGCATTGTGAGTTCGCTTCCATCCTTCATCCGCACCCTTCCAAGAGAGTTCGGGCACGGAATGACAAGTGGACCACCGCCAATCACAGAGCAGGTCAGGGACCCGTCCGGCATCTTGAAGAAGTTGATGTCGTGAAGGTTGTAGCTCTGCTCCTTCGCCCACAAATTCACGATACGGACGTTCTTGATCCAGCTCTCCGGGACATCACTGGCCACAGCAATCTTCTCCGGCAGCTCGAACAGATCACCCTGAATCTCCTCCGCCTTCCGGGCCGGTACCGCATCCATGTCGATGCCAAGTAGGGACGGAGCCGTACAGAGCGATGCTGTGCCGGTAATACCAACGCAGTCAATCAGCATCAGACGTTCCTTACCGGGGTAGAGACGCAGGCCCCGTCCTACCATCTGGGCATAGAGAGACTCTGACTGCGTAGGCCGGGCCACGATAACCGTTTCCACTCTGGGGATGTCGGTGCCCTCTGTGAACACCATACAGTTGACAATGCAGGGAATCTCGCCGGCGGTGAACGCTTCTATGATGGCTGCACGGTTCTTCGTTTCGCCGGTGACCACCACGGCGCCAGGGATGCGCTTAGCAATCTCCTCGCACTGGTGGACAGAGACGGCGAAAATCAGGGTTGCACCGACAGCCAGTTCCCGGTATGCCTGGGCGATGGCATCAGCGGTACCGTCCATGGCCTCGTCCAGCTCGCCGGGCGCATAGTCACCGTTCCGGATCCTGACTGCCGACAGGTCGAACCCAATATCCACCCGCTTGCAGGTGATGTCGCAGAGGTATCCGTTCTGGATGCCCCAGCGCAAGTCACGCTGGAAAATGATCTTCGAGAAAACGTTATCCAGCCGCACCTTGTCGCCTCGGTTCGGGGTGGCTGTGAAGCCGATTAGCTTCTCAGGCCGGAAGTGGTCGAAGATCTTCCGATATGTACCTGCAGCTGCATGGTGCGCCTCGTCGCAGATGATGAGGCAGAAGTCCTCTGGCTCGTACCGATCCAGACGGCGGACAAGGCTCTGCACGCTGGCGGAAACGACCTCCTCCCCATTGCTACGGCTCTTGGCTCGCTCTACACCAAAGGAACAATCGAAATACTTCCTTGGCTGTTCCACCAGTTCTTCCCGGTGGGACAGAATCAGCATTCGCTCTCCATGTCTCGGGATATTTGCAAAAGTGACCGTCTTACCCATACCGGTGGCCATCTGAGCGAGGTACGAACCCGGCGTCTGTGCCTCGATGGCCGCAATACAGTCACGCTGATAGGGTCTTAATTCCATGTTTTCCTCCATTTTTGTGGGACTGTGGAAACATGTGGGACACGCTGTCCCACACCTGAATTCCTTGTGCCGCAAGGGATTGCGGGATACCGTGGGACTGTGGGACATAAAACGCGATCCCTTAAAGGAAATTTTTAAAAAATGTTCAGCGGCAGATTTCCAAATTATTTCCTATATACAGTGTGTGTAGGTGTCCCACAGTCCCACACCTCACAAGAAAACCTCTGAATTCCTTGTGCCGCAAGGGATTGCGGGTGTGGGACAAGGTCTCGTTTTTGTACCACATTCCCCCACGCTGTCCCTCAGTCAAAGCGGCAATTCACCGTCATCTTCATCCTCGTCATCCATTTCAATCCCAGGAAGGATTAAGCAAAAACACTCTGTCGGGATCCCGTTAATTCGTTTACCCTTCGTGTTATTGCGCCCTCTGGTTTCGATCAGCTTCTCGTTTTTGAGATAGGAAATCATCGCCGCCGTAGAGTATCCGGCCTCCTGCAGGATGTTCTCGAACACCGAACGAATTATGTAGGCTCGTCCATTGATTTCATCCAGAGAGCCCAGCACCTCAACGGTCTCAGAGCGCGTACAAAGGCGGTTTGAGTTCTGTGTGACCCAGTCGCACAGGAACTTATATCCGCGGTCTCCGGCGCTAACAGCGGCCTTGGATGCGAGGAATTCAGATATCTGCCCAATAGTCAAAGGCTCCTCTTCCCCATCAAAAATCCATTCACAGGCCAGTTCGTCCGCTAGCACAACAGCTGCTGCAGCCATAGCCTGCTTCTCTGTGGTATCCCGATCGGACAGCTCACGGAACAGCTGTTGATACCGCTCTGTGACCTCATCGATCATATCACCTTCGTATAACCGCTCCACGAACTTGCGACCAGCAAAGCCAAAGTTGCGTTTCACAGTTCCGGAGACCCGCATACCGTCCTTGATGACCGCCTGCGCACTGCGGCACTCGATATCAATGACACGGTTCACCGCACCGGCGCCGGCGGCCTGCCCGGTCAACGGGCTCTCGCCAGTGGTGATAATACAGTTACGCCAGGTAGGCGTCAGATCTACGCCGCCGGCACGATTGCCTCTGGTACGGCCGACACCCTGAGCCAGCTTGTAGACATCGAACTGTGTCCGGCCCTTGGAGTCCTTAGCAAGCTGCAGCTCGTCCAGACACAGCGGAAGGTTGTTGAGAAAGGCTGCAGTCTTTTCCATACCTACTGTGGTTCCATCGAAAGTTTTGACATAAGCTCCCACGGCAGGATCACCCCACACACTGGCCGCCACCATCAGAGCCACGGTTTTGCCGGTACCGGAATCCACGCCCCACAGATGGACAAAGAACGGCAGACAGTTAAGCGGCTCCAGCAGGACAGAGGCAAAGGACGACGCCAGGAGAATCTTGGCTGTCGTGGACATTCCACGCACCTCAGCCGCAATGTCCAGCCACTTGCGCTCAGAGCCCTGGCTGTGAACCGTCTTAAACATTGCTGCAAAGCTGGCGTCACCATCAAAGATCAGGTCCTCCACAAAGGGCGAGAAACCCTCTCCCTTGATGTAGCCGAATCGGCCGATGCTCTTGCTCTCCGGTATGTAGTCATAGTTCAGCGTTTCCATATCGGCCATATACTGCACAAAAGATTTCGCTGTCTGGCTGGTGATGGAGATACCGAACCGGGCAAGGTCTGTTACCTTGTTTGCGCTTGCCAGAACCACGCGGTCGACGATTGTAGTGCGCCAGCGCGCACCTTTGCGGAAACCGACGATCACCTTCTCCTCACCTGTGTCAATGTTGACCAGGCGCATTACCGGCATGATTGGATGCGGGCAGGCGGTCTCGATCCCGAGACCGCCCTTTCTGCTTACACCCATGTCGTTCGCGTCCCAGCTACCGGCATTCAGCTCAAAGGGCTGCTTGTCGAAGGTAGTCACGTTGTCCACATAGACTGTATTTCGCTGTGCGCTCTCCGAAGCAACATAGGCCCGGTACATCCGTTTAAAGCCCTTGAATCCGAGTTTGGCTGCATAGTCAGCCATCTCCTCCAGCGCCGTAGCATGAACGAATGGCAGTGAAGAGAGCTCGTAAAGCTCCTTGTAAGGCTCTGGAGTCGAAAAGTCTTCAAGATGGTAATTCAGCTCCAAGGACTCACCTCCCGAATGTTATTTCCCCCTCAGAAGGGCAATTCACCATCGTCGTCGCTTAGAGGCATAAAGCCAGAAGATGCAGCACCATAGCCGGAGGGCGCAGCTGCAGGGACCGCACCAGTCGGCGCCAGCTTCTTCAGATCAGGCACCTTAAAGTCGCCGTTCTCGATAGCCTTCACGCTGCGGATCTGTGCCACATACAGTCTGGTGCCGATGCCGCCATCGTTCTTGCGGTACTCTTCCTCGCCCAGCACGATACCGATCCGTCTGCCGCACATCGCGTTCAGATTTTCCTCTTCGAAGAAATAGCCGCGGTTGGAAACCTCCAGACAGGTCTTGAACTGCTTGAAGAAAGGCAGCGCTTTCTCTTTGTAAGAGCGGATGAAGCTGCCACCCCAGAAGCCCTTGGCCTTATACAGATCGGCGTAATAACACTTGAAATTGCCCTCGGCAAAGTCGTACTCGATCTTCAGATACTCCTTCTCCTCGTTGTCCTCCACATTAACGATCTGGGCTATGTAAGCGCCGGGTGTGGGCCGCTCAAACTCGGAGGCTTCCTGGACATTGTCCCAATTCTGCTTTCTCATAGTTCTTTACTCCTTTTCGTTGATCCGGTATTTTTTTGATGTTCTTCTGTTGCTGGCTTGTTCCTTCGCGGTTGCCCATCGGCAGTTCCCCGGGCAATAATCCCCGTCATTATCAATGCGATCAATACTTAGTTGGTCTGAATAACCGTTTGATAAGGCCCACTTTTCAAAGATCTCAAAATTGTTCCGCCATTCCTCGCAAACCGAAATTCCTCTGCCACCATAACTGGGAAAATGGTGGTCTTTCTCGTTAGAACAACGAGAAAGCATCCCGTGATAAATTCGATAAAGTCTATTCTGTTGCCGGGGCATATCACCAATCACCCCAGCCTTGTTTCTCGCTATGGTGACTTCGGACTTCCGGCAACCACAGCTTTTCGTGTGGCCGTTCCGCAAGAATGTGCTAATGACATTGGTTTCATTTCCGCAGTCACAGACACACCGCCATAGAATGGTTTTTCCGTCTCTTGCATAACCAATGGGTTCAATCGCTGTAAGCTTGCCAAACTTCTGATTGTATAGCTTAGATAGGACACGCATTAAAAGTCCTCCAGCACCTCCAAGACCTTGGAGATGTCATTGTCAATATGAGCATCCTCGAATGCTCCGAGAGGAGTCTTAGCCGTGGAGAAGTTGGCTTTCGTCTCGAAAACGTGCTCGCCGTCAATAACCTTGGCAAGCAGAACGACCGGGAATTTGCTCTCCAAGGTGATCTTGTCCAGCTTCTTGCCGCTGGTCTTGATGCGGGTGAAGGAATAGCCGCTGTCATCTCTTTCGGTTTGAGAATGGAAAATACAAATGACGTTCAGCTCATCCCGCATAACAAGGGCATAGTCGATGATGTTATAAATGGAGCAAGCCAAATCCTTCCATTTATCAAAGCTCTTTTCCTCCATTCGGCGCATTTCATCGCCAACCATAACACCGTTAAGGGTATCAATCACGATGGTCTTGATGTGTTTGGCCGCCTCTCCATCGTTGATGCTGTGTAATAGCTTCAAAACGATGTGCTGGTTGTCAGTTTTGTAATAGTTCTTGTTCTGGGCGTTATACTGGTTCTTCCACCCACGCCACGACAAGCCCTTCTTGTCGCAGTCGATATAGTAAGTGGTTGCCGGATCGAGATTGCGGCAGGATGTGGTCTTACCAGAACCGCTCTCGCCCATGATTGCAATGACCTTAGCCATTGTTATCCTCCTTCGCTTCAAAAATGATGGGGCACTGATTGCCCCGACTGGTAAATGGAAACGGCAGATACTCACCGGTAAGCAAACATCGATGCCGCTTCAGGCTGTCCTCGTTGCGGACGAATGGACACCACTGGCAACGGGTCATGTCCTCCGGGAACGGGACCGACAGCGTGGCCACGCCCCAGGTGTAGTAGGTGACGCCTTCGTTTTTACCCATGGTCACCACCTCAATTCAGCCAAGCACGGTATTCTGCCACGTGCATTTCTACGAACTCATCCAGAATCTCTGGGTATCCAAGACGCAACCAACGGAGCAACATACCGGAGTTATCATTGATAAACTCTTTCCGCATTTCCGGGGTATCCTGATTCTCCGGATTCTGGAATGTCGCATAGCCGGTGCGCAATGCGCAGGTAATATCAGGGTGCTCCATTTTCGAACTCCCTCTGCTGCGCCCGGGCACCATCCAGATACCCACTCCAATACTGGATATCGGAATTCGTACCGTTGTTGATAGCGTCGGCCAAACGCTTTTGGGCGTACTCGACAATACTGGCTTTACTCATATTCTCTTTTCACTCCTATACCGGTGTATGCTGAGCTACAATCTCTCGCCAGTTGTCTGGTTCTGCAATATTTTCCCAATACCAGACCATAGGCTGCGAGATCCCAACCATAGCACCAAACTTCTTCTGAGATAGCCCCAAGGACTTCCGAAGGTCGCGGATTGCTCGCTTGCCTTCGGCTATCTTGTCCTTGTTGGCGGCGTAGTACTGCCGCTTGCCTTCGGCTATCTTGTCCTTGTTGGCGGCTCTATACTGCCGCTGGGCTTCGGCTATCTTGTCCTTGTTGGCGGCGTAGTACTGCCGCTTGCCTTCGGCTATCTTGTCCTTGTTGGCGGCTCTATACTGCCGCTGGGCTTCGGCTATCTTGTCCTTGTTGGCGGCGTAGTACTGCCGCTTGCCTTCGGCTATCTTGTCCTTGTTGGCGGCGTAGTACTGCCGCTGGGCTTCGGCTATCTTGTCCTTGTTGGCGGCTC